GACAAAACTTGGTGACGTCTGGAAGCTTGGTCCTCATAGACTGGTCTGTGGTGATTCCACCAAGGCAGAAACCTTCACGCTTCTCATGGATGGAAAGCTGGCAAACCTTGTGGTGACAGATCCCCCCTACAATGTAAACTATGAAGGCTCTGCTGGAAAAATCAAAAACGACAATATGGGTGATTCTGCTTTCTATGAATTCTTACTGGCTGCCTTTACCAATACGGAAGCTGTCATGACACAGGACTCTTCTATCTATGTTTTCCATGCAGATACAGAAGGACTGAACTTTAGAAAGGCATTTGCTGAAGCAGGATTCTATCTCTCTGGCACCTGCATCTGGAAAAAGCAATCGTTGGTCCTTGGTAGGTCTCCTTACCAGTGGCAGCATGAACCTGTGCTCTTTGGGTGGAAGAAAAAAGGCAAGCACAACTGGTACGCTGATAGAAAGCAAACTACCATCTGGGAATTTGAAAAACCTAAGAAGAATGGCTCTCATCCAACAATGAAGCCGGTGGCTCTTGTGGCCCATCCTATTCTCAATTCAAGTCTCAGTAACTGCGTTGTCCTAGATCCATTTGGCGGTTCTGGTAGTACGCTTATTGCCTGTGACCAGACTCAGCGAATTTGTCACACCATTGAGCTTGATGAGAAGTTTTGTGATGTTATAGTTGAACGGTTCATTTCTAACGTTGAATCAGCAGATGACGTTTACCTTATTCGTGATGGTAAAGAATACCGCTATAGTGACCTCCTTGAAAACAAATAACACAACTATTGAAAGATAGACTTGCTATTAACATCACTTAGAGTGATATATGTAGTAAGCAAAAAACAAGGAGGTCAATGCCATGAAAATCAATTACAACGTAACTGGTAACGAACGTAAAAAGCTGGTGAAGCTCATCAACGAAATCACAGAGGTTCCTTCAAAATACCTGGGAGTTCCATCCTGTGCTTACCAGGTCGGACCTTACCACATCGGAAAAGACGGAGAACTAACCTTTGACAGAGAAGTGGTTCAGGCCGATATCAAGACGCTGATGAAAAAATTACAAGAGGCAGGGTTTGAAGCTGAGGTAGATGAACCAGCTCCTGCTGAAACGGAACCTGAAGAAACTGGACTCATCATCCAGATTCCAAAAGACTCCCTCTCCGATGAAGACCTGGAGAAGCTAGCCAAATTGCTAGATGCAAAAGGCAACTTGATTAAGAAGGCTCTGAATGTGGATACCCTTCCCATTGAATCCGACGAGGAACGCATAAGCTTCCCTTGGTTTTCAAAGCTACCAAATCCAGATGAGATAAAAGCCTACTCCCAGTTCATTACAAAGCTGTGTGAGATGGCGAAAACCCAGAAGAGAATCACCGTAAAAGAGAAAGAAGTCGATAATGAAAAATACGCATTTAGGTGCTTCCTTCTCCGCCTCGGATTTATTGGAGAAGAATTTAAAACCTACAGAAAGATCCTCCTTCAACACCTTTCAGGCAGCAGTGCCTTCAAAGGAGGTGCTCCCAGTGAAACCGATCAGTAAAGAAAGACTGGCCCACCTGCGCAAGCAGTACCCCGCTGGCGCCAGGGTCCAGCTCCTTTGGATGGATGATGTTCAAGCACCACCAGCGGGCACAAAAGGCACCGTGTGGGGCGTGGATGACACAGGTTCCATCATGGTTCAGTGGGATAACGGAAGCAGCTTGAATGTGGTTTATGGTGTAGATTCCTGCAAGGTCATCCATGAAAAATCCAGGGAGGATGCATAGCAATGAAGGCATTATTTGGTCGAAAGTTCTACAACCTTAAGGAACTACAAGAAGCAACTGTAGAAGCAAAGGAAGATGGCGTCATTGGTTCTGATTACACTGTGATTCGAGAAGTGGAACTCACTGATTCAGAATTCAAGAAGTTCACCAGTGATTTTCTTGAGGATCAGCCCTGGATCAAGAAGTCAGATGGCGGCACCAACGAAAAAGGTGAGCTTCGATGCATCAGGGTCATTAACAAAGACACCGGTGAAAAGATACTCACCAATCCTGAAGGCCACTCTTACTGCCGTTACTGTGCGATTGAAGATTAAACTGAAAACCTGCTCTATTACTACAGAAATGACTTGCTATTATTCTCGTTTAGAGTGATATATGTAATACCAAAACAAAACCACACTAAATGGAGGATGAGAACATGAAAGAAATCAAAGCATATGAAGAAGCCAAAGCAACCGGCGCAAACTTTAAGGAGTCTGGAATCAACAGCACCATGTACTGGGCCTACGAAAGAAGCAAGGAAGCAGGAAACGACACCATCGACTTTTCTGAGGCCATTTGGGATTACGACATCGAACCCATTGTTAAAACCTGCAGAGCCTACGGAATCGACCGCATCACCATTTCCAGCACTTTCTCAGGACTGATCGCAATCCTTGCCGAATTTGAAAAGCACGGTTGCAAGATGGACAGACTTACCAAGGTTAAGACAAGCTACACCGACTGGCAGACCGGCGAGAAGCAAATTCTACCAGCCATCTTGGTTAGGATTTAAGGGGGTTAGACCATGTGGAGAGAAGGAAAAATCAAAGTCGAAAACAGAACCATTCATTACTGGATCAAAAGCTTTGACTTAGGCTCCCCTTACGGCATTGATGAGGGTAGAATATCAAAACTGATGCTAAAGCGAGATGGCCAGATCATTGCAAACTTTGATAGAGGCTGGGATATTGAACCCATCGACGCCAATGCGCAAGCTGCACTTGAAATATTCATGAAGGAATACAATTAACAACAAGATAACACACATAAAGGAACAGGGCTCTATGGCTCTTTTCCTCGTTACAGAAGACCTCAGGGTCTATTTTTTATGTCTTTTTAAAGGAGGTGTCCGCATATCCGAAAACTAAAGAAGTATAAACCAACCTCTTACATGGCGAAGGATTCCCATTACAGCAAGGAGATGGCGGACTATGCAGTTGGTTTTATTGAATGCCTCTCCCATACCAAAGGAACTTGGGCAGGAAAACCCTTTGAACTGATAGATTGGCAAGAGCAAATCATCCGGGATTTATTTGGAACCATTAAATCAAATGGTTATCGCCAATTTAATACTGCCTATGTAGAAATTCCTAAGAAGATGGGAAAAAGTGAGCTTGCGGCGGCTGTTGCCCTGCTCTTAACCTGTGGTGATAATGAAGAACGAGCTGAGGTTTATGGTTGTGCTGCAGACCGTAACCAAGCCTCCATCGTTTTTAATGTGGCTGCTGATATGGTGCGTATGTGCCCGGCTTTATCCAAGAGGGTTAAGATTTTGGACTCACAGAAAAGACTTATCTATCAACCCACTGGAAGCATCTATCAAGTGCTTTCAGCGGATGTTGGAAACAAACACGGCTTTAACACCCATGGGGTTGTCTTTGATGAGCTCCATACTCAACCAAATAGAAAGCTCTATGATGTTATGACCAAAGGTAGTGGTGATGCCAGGATGCAGCCATTGTACTTTCTAATCACCACCGCCGGAGATAATCAAAATAGTATCTGCTGGGAAGTGCATCAGAAAGCTCTAGACATCATGGCGGGAAGAAAGAACGACCCTACCTTCTATCCAGTGATTTATGGTGCAGATCTTGAAGATGACTGGTCCGATCCAAAGGTGTGGAAGAAAGCAAATCCATCCCTTGGCATCACTGTCAGCATGGATAAAGTAAAGATGGCCTACGAGTCGGCGAGACAAAACCCCGCAGAGGAAAACAGCTTCAGGCAGCTTCGACTCAATCAGTGGGTTAAGCAGGCTATTCGCTGGATGCCAATGGATAAATGGGATGCCTGTGCTTTTCAGGTTAATCCAGAAAGCCTTAAAGGTCGCGTCTGCTATGGTGGACTGGACCTTTCCTCTTCCACTGACATTACAGCCTTCGTTCTGGTCTTCCCTCCACAGGATGAAGATGACAAGTATGTGGTTCTTCCATACTTCTGGATACCAGAAGACAGCATTGATCTTAGGGTTAGACGAGATCACGTGAATTATGATGTGTGGGAAAAACAAGGATTTCTAATGACCACTGAAGGTAACGTGGTCCACTACGGATTCATAGAAACATTCATTGAGGAACTTGGATTGAAATATAACATCCGTGAAATTGCCTTTGACCGCTGGGGTGCAGTTCAGATGACGCAGAATCTAGAGAATTTAGGATTCACTGTTGTCCCTTTTGGTCAGGGCTTCAAAGACATGTCTCCGCCAACGAAGGAACTGATGAAGCTCACACTAGAGCAGAAAATCGCTCACGGTGGCCACCCAGTTCTTCGCTGGATGATGGACAATATCTTCATTCGAACAGATCCTGCTGGAAACATCAAAGCAGATAAAGAAAAATCAACAGAAAAGATTGACGGTGCTGTGGCTACAATCATGGCCCTTGACCGAGCCATTCGCTGTGGTGGAGAAACCGGTAATTCTGTATATGACGATCGAGGCCTTTTAATCTTCTAATGTTATCTTCTCTATGATAGAATGAATGCCATAAATGCCATTATTTTATTTAACATCAAATTAACTATTTACTTTAACATTATTAAAGCGTATAATTAATATTATTAAAGGAGGTTTTAATATGGCGATAGATGTTGTGCCCGAATGGATGATTAACCTTGATGATGAAGATGTATCATTTATCAAAAAATTTCTTTTAGCTTCAGGTTCACTAAAGGAAATTGCTAATCAATATGAAGTTACTTATCCTACCGTAAGACTTAGGCTTGATAAGTTAATACAAAAAATTCAAATAAGTGAAAATGCCGCGAACGAACCTTACGTCGCTTTAATCAAGCGATTAGCTTTAAACGATAAGGTAGACTTTGAAAC